GCCACGCTGGAAGCCGCTGTGGGGCCTGTGGTGCAAGCCGCCGTAAATTACCCGGAACCGGAACGGTTGGTGTTCATTTCCCCTGACCCGATCCCGGAATCCGTGGAGCCTGAACCGGCAAAAAAAAATCTGTTGGGTACATACCGGATCACCGCCTATTGTTCCTGTGAAATCTGTTGCGGGGAATGGGCAAAGAACCGGCCCAATGGGATTGTGTACGGGGCGGCGGGTGTGGAACTGAAGCCCGGTGTTTCCTGTGCGTCAACCCTTCCCTTTGGAACCGTGCTGGAAATTGACGGGATCGGGGAAAGAGTGGTTCAGGATCGAACATCCCAATGGGTGATTGACCTGTACGGCGAAAACCTGATTGATCTGTATTTTGACGATCATCAAGCCGCACTGAATTTTGGGGTGAAATATCTTGAAGTTTATGAAAAGGAAGTGAATCCATGATTTCTTGTAAGAATGTTTGCCCTTTGGCAAAGTTCAACGGATGTTGTTGGAGTTGCCCCCATTTTGAGGGATGCCCGGAAGCCTGTGAAGAAAAACCGGCCCAATGCGGGGAAGCGGTTTTTGACGAGGAAACCGGCCTTCAGGTTTTCAAGGAATCCCAGCTTGACACCCTGAACGCCATTGCTTCCCTGACCATGCACAAGAAGGCTATTGAGGAACAGGAAAAGGCCATGAAAGCGGCCCTTTATGAAGCCATGGAAAAATATGGGGTGAAGAAGTTTGAATCGGATGTTCTGAACCTGACCATGGTTTACCCCACCACAAGCACCAGCGTTGATTCCGCAAAGCTGAAGAAGAAATACCCCGAAATCTTTGCAGAGTGTTCTAAAACCACCGCCAAATCCGGGTATGTCAAGATCACCTTGAAGGACGGTGAAAAGGATGCCTGAACAGGAACAGGAAATTTTATCCGGGAAAGATCGGGATGCGTTCATTTCTGACACGGCGGAGATCACCACCGATTTAATTCATAAGTTGGTGGAAATGGCGGACAAACACAATGTTGATTGTGATAATGCCGTTCAATACTTCGCTTCCATGTTCAAGATGATGGTGGAAATCAGCACCTTTGAAAACTACGGAAAGGGTGAAGCCGCCGATGATCATTAAATGGCACCCTTGCCCGGAACATCCAAACTATGAGATCAACCGCATGGGTCAAATCCGTTCTGTGAAAACTGGAAAGCTGTTGGCACCCTATGACGATGGTTCCGGTTATTTGCGGGTGAAGCTGGATGGGATGAATTGCCGGTTACATATCCTTGTGGCGCTGGCCTTCATTCCCAACCCGGACGGGAAACCCGTGGTGAATCACAAGGGCGGTGACAAGCATGATTGCCGTGCTTCCCAGCTTGAATGGGCCACCATTTCCGAAAACACAAAACACGCATGGGATCACGGGTTGATCCAGCGGGGGGGGGGTGAAAAGGCGTGGCCGGGGAAAAGAACTTTGAAAACCGCCTGAAGAAGTGGTTGGAATCTGAAGGGATTTACCCCCTTGGGGAACCGGCTGACCGGATGGCCGTTCCGCCCTGTGGGTATTATGAAAAGCGTTGGGGCGGGGGCCGGTATGTGAAAAGCGGCTTGCCTGATATGCGGATCGTGGTTTGTGGGATTGCGTTTGAAGTAGAACTGAAGGACACCCACGGAAAGCCTTCAGACCTTCAGAAACGGAATATCAAGCAGATCAACCGATCCGGGGGAATTGGCCTTGTGCTTTATCCTGAAGGATTCGACACCTTCAAATCTATGGTGAAAGGGGTGAAAACGTGGTTAGATGTTCCCATAGCAGAATTGAAACATTTTGCCGGTGTTCGTTTAAGTACAAGTTGCAATATGTTGACGGATTGAACACGATCCCCAACACGGACGCAGACAACGCCCTGATTTTAGGAACCGCGCTTCACACCGGCATTGAAGAAGGTGTTCAACAGGCCCTTGAATTTTATCAAAACAGCTTCCCGGTGCTGACCGATGATCATATTACGGAAATGATGAAGCTGGAAGCCCTGATTCCCAAAGCAAAGGCCATGTTGCCACCGGGCGGCAAGTTTGAACTTCCCATTGGGGATGCCGATTTCATTGGGTTCATGGATTACCTTGCCCCGGTTCAGTTGGAATTGATCGGCGGCAAAACTGAAATCTGTGATGCCTGTGACCGGGAACAATGCCCGGAAGCGTATGGGGGCTATTGTTCGTGGGGGAAATTTATCAAAGCGGCCACGGATGTTTTTGACCTGTATGATTTCAAGTATTCCAGCAACATCAAATCTTATCAGGAATCAGGCCAATTACATGAATACAAGTATTGGTATGAAAAGACCCATCCCGGCCACCGGATCAGGAATATGTATTTCCTGATGGTTCCCAAGGTGAAGATCAAGCAGAAGAAAACAGAAACCCTTCAGCAATTCCGGGATCGTTTGGTGGATGCCCTGAAGGAAGCGGAACCCACATTGGTTCCTATCGAATACAACCCTTTGAAGGTGGTTGATTTCCTGACCAACGCTAAACACATGATTGAAGCCACCGAATTTCCCAGAAATCCAAACCACTTTTGCGGGTGGTGTGAATTTGAAGAATATTGTCAGAAAGGATGGAATTACATGATTCTTCCCAAAAATGAAAGGCGTGATCTGAACGCCACAAAGAAGAAGGTTATTTGGGTGTATGGTGCGCCCTTCAGCGGAAAGACCTTCTTTGCAAACAGCTTCCCCGATCCGCTGATGCTGAACACCGATGGCAACATCAAGTTTGTGGATGCCCCCTATATTCCGATCCGGGACACCGTGACGGTGGAAGGGCGGATCACCAAACGGCAGATGGCATGGGAAGTGTTCACCGATGCAATCACGGAATTGGAGAAGAAACAGAACGATTTCAAAACCGTGGTGGTTGACCTTCTGGAAGATGTGTATGAGGCTTGCCGGGTGTATATCTGTGACCGGCAAGGCTGGAAGCATGAATCGGATGATTCTTTCCGCGCATGGGATATGGTACGATCCGAGTTCCTGAACACCCTGAAGCGGCTGATGAACACCGATTATGAAAACATCATCCTGATTTCCCATGAGGACAGAACCCGCGATCTAACCCGCAAGAGCGGTGACAAGATCAGTTCCATCAAGCCCAACCTTCAGGATAAGGTTGCCAACAAGGTTGCCGGTATGGTTGACCTTGTGGCCCGGATCGTGGCGGATGATAATGAACGGGTGCTTTCCTTCAAGGCGTCTGAAGTGATCTTTGGCGGTGGGCGTCTGACCGTGCGAAATAAGGAAATCCCGCTGGATTATGCCGCCTTCTGTGAAGTCTATGATGAAGCCAATCAGAAGGCCGCTGGAAGCCTTCAGACGGGCGGTAACACGCCCCCGGCCCCTGATGCCGATAAGGAACCGGAAACCCCGCAGACGGGCCGCAGAAGGGGAAGAAAGCCCAAAGAGGATGCCCCCGCCGATCCCCCGGCAGAACCGGCACCGGAACCGGAAGCGAAACAGGATGATCCCCCGGCTGATGATCAGGCCCCGTGGGAAGGTGACGATGAACCCGCCGCCCCGGTGGATGATCCCACCAAATACCCCGCTTGCCCGGATGGGGATCGGATTTTCAAACAGTTCAATGACAGCAAGGGTGAAATTCCCCTTTGCCCCAACATTGATGCCGCGCACAAATGCCACAAGTACGATGATCCCCGCAAATGCCCCCTTTTGAACGCCCCCAAAGAGGAAGCACCCAAGATGGATGTGAATCCGCCCCGCAGAACCCGCAAAAAGCGTGAATCCTGATCCACCGGATCAATTCAACATATTTAATAAAAAAAAAGGAGATTTTGAACCATGGCTATTGATTTTGACAAAATCGACAAAACCGTTGACCTGAAGGGCCTTCAGGCGGATGTGGAGGAAGCAAAAAAGAACGGGGGCGGGGATTTCCCCACCATCCCGGCTGGCAAGTATGAAGTGAAGCTGGAAACCATGGAAATCAAGGGAACCAAGGCTGATCCCAACCGCCCCATGCTGGCTGTTTCCTTCAAGATTCTGGCCGGTGAGT